GTGAAGGAGGAGGCAGTCACTATTTATTAGCCGTTAGATGCGACATCTAGTGGCCATCGGTAATTCCCCATTGGGCAGTTTCGCTGTCCGTCTGCTCGTATGTCTAAAGGTTCTCCATCTATCGGGCAAGCGTGTGGCGCAGTCGCTTGGACTTGTCGTTGCGCTTCCCGATTCTGTTGGTACATGGCCGCCAATTGTTCCCAGGGCATCAGACCCCCTCAGTCCAGTAGAGCTTGATAACTGTAACCGCTGAATTGACGTTGTTCCCAGTGACGTTTAACGTCAGCGTGTCAGTCTCAGCAATAACAGGATTCAAAGATGTTGCATACACAATTGCGGCGACTTCTGAGTTCGCGGTATCTCTATTCGCGCCAACGCCCTGCAACACGTCGATAGCATCTGCATCAGTGATCGTAATATCATAGTTGTCCTGGGGGGCCGTAGTTCCATCTGGATTGGTAGCGATCTGCAACAACCGCCCTTTTATATTGGCACTGATTGTCGTGGCTGGGAATGAACCGTCTGACGCATCAGCCGTACAGGTAAACGTGACGACCTTGACTGGGCTTATGTTACAAGTTAATGATTCGCTTACTGTGCCAGCCATTATTCACCTCTCGCGGCTTTCTTCTCTTCTTCGGTTGGCCATCGATCCAGTACCACACGATTCGGGCGAGCAGGGTCAACAATAGCTTTGACTGCCGAGGTAGCTTTGGCCTTGCCGTTCTTCTTGTGGGATCGCACATGATCTGCGAGTTCGTCATCAGCTATTGTTTCACCACACGAATCACAAACCGTAACATCCTCATCGGAATCGTTATCGGTAGCTTCATCGCTGTCAGGATTTTCGGCATCCACTTCCTCCTCGTCCCCGTTACCCTCAACAACCTGTTCTTCCTGGATTGTGACTTCTTCGTCTTCGTTAAACACTTTTCAGCCTCCCTGTTCCCGATTTCACATCTTCTTTTATCGTCAATAGTGCGTCGATAATCCTGTCCAATTCTTCAACTGAACGAATGTGATATGCCGACGCTAAATCTTCAAATAGAAGCACGACGTGCGATTCGCCCCATTCGGTTAACACACAAACCTTGAAGTCCAAAGCGCGATGCCTGATGCGTTTCTGAATATCAGGCGGCACTTCTCGCTTGATGACTGGTCTGGCGAACCGCACGATGCTATTCATTTATGTTCGTCCAATTTGGTATGCGCTCCAGCGTCGGATGTCTAAATTATTAGCCACCGCTTCTCCTGTAAGAAACTCTAATGAAATTGTCAACGCTTCGTCGTCTGGGATGTTCGCCGTGTGGATATTTGAAGCCTGGGAACCGTCAAAGAAGAAATACACCGACGATCCATCAAAGAAGAACTCAGCCATGTGCATCGTCGCATCTACCAGCGTTCCAACTGAGTCGTTCTGGGTTTCGGTACTGTCTTTCTCGGTTACCGTCGATACGGTTGCGGCTCCATCTACGGATTCAAAGTAAACTCCATCAGTCATGCCACCGAGCAAGGCCGTATCCGTAATACAAAGCCCTCCAAGAACATCGGTCTGATCGACATCATCAATAGCAAACTCAATCCCGTAATATACGAGGGACTGGTTGCTGGTGAACTCAAAGTTCTCACCGATGGCTTGAATTGAAATTCCATCATTCTCGTTTGCCGCACAAATCAGCCGAGCAAGAATGCCAGACGTATTTGACGCGGCCATCTCCGACGTACCAGACCCAGCTTCCACCACGGTTGTTGTGAACGCGTGGCTATCGGTTCCCGTACCGCCTTCGGCCTGGACTCCCATCGTCCAAGGATTGAACTCAAATTTAATAACGTCTGGGCCGATTGCATCCACGACTCGCATGAGATGCGCCCCAGCGTCAACGTACACCAGGTTTCCACCAAATCTTCTACCAATTACATTCGCCATTTTGCTCCTTCTTCTGGAGGCTTTCGCCTCGGATTCTGCAAGCTATTTGTTTAGTTCCATTTGGGTTGCCGTGTGTGCTGGTGGTTGCGTCATTCCTCTCGTCCTTGCCCCGATAGCCGCAAGGCTTGGATCGTGGCCGAGTTCAGCCTGTTTGTCCATCCATTCATTGGCTTGCTTCTCATTGTCCATCGGGCATCCACATCGTTGACACAAGGCTGGCATTCCTGCCTGTCGCCCCTGGTCGTCCGTTGTGGCATACATCTTTGAACAATTCGGGCAATGCGCCGCAATGTTACTTGCTCCACCGATATTGATCTCACTTGTTCGTAAGGTAGCCATTCTGTAACTCCTCCTCAATTACGAAAATTCGGTCACATAATTTACAGCGGAATGGATGCGGCGAACCGTCAAAGTTCGCGCTCCATCTCGCCTTGCAGTATCCACAGTGCAGAACACCTTTGTCGTCAATGGTGCTAACTGCAATCTCGGCCATGGGAGGGACGTCACCGCGACGTCTGCCCATGCGAACCTCCCACCAGACCGAGATATCTTTTGGCAATGCCCCTGTTTCTTCAGCCCATACGAGGGCTTTTGCTTTTAGCTTCAGCATCTCGTCGGGTCTGAGGTATTCGATCACAGGATCGTACCAAGGCAACTCAGCGAGGATGTCAGGCTGGGCAACGTATGCCTCAACCCGATCCATCCATGCCAGAATCGGTAACTGATTCGGCACTTCCCGCTTATTCGCTTTTACGACTCTTGTCTCAAATTGCACCATCCCGACTCTCCTGTCTAGAACGCTATGAGCGACTAACTCTTCGTTACATAGACGATAGAGGCTGATGCGTCACCCTGTACTTCCTTTTTGCCCTGTGCGCCATCATATGCAATTTGGATGGCGATCACGTCGTCGGTTCCACTGTTTCCATCTTCCCCGACTGTTGACCTGATCGTTACGTCACCGCCTTCCACGTCGAGTTGTTCGCAACGAGTTTCGATGATCAATTGGTCACCGTCACTATCGATCGGAGAATCGGTATCATAATTTCCACCACTGGCATCGGTGGTAAATTCCGCTACACCTGTTCCACTCGTGTCCTGGGCGGCTTCTTGCCTGGCATGATCGAGGTCGTCGCTGGCATTCCAGGTTCCCAACTCTACCAGCGTACACACTCTATTGAAGTTCTTTACAGATCGATATGCAGTGCTAACCGTCGTCCCGCCAACATCAGTTCCAGACGGACTCGTATAGTCAAACACTGCATTTTCTGTTAATCGGTTTGCCATTGTATTCCTCCTATTGATCGTGACAAGCTACTCAATCTTGTAGCAAGCACCACTAGGGTTACGCTCTGGCGGCTAATGCAACAAACGGAGAAAGCGTATTGCTTCCGTTTCGTGGCGTTAGTGCAGAATCAATCCACGGTCGTCCATCAACCCGCTGGATAAACCGTAGGTCTGTTTCATCAGTGTTGAATCGGACATGGGGGCTGGAAGCTATCTCCAAGCTCTGCCTGTCCCCGATCAGATAGTAGCTAAGGTCAACTAAGTAAATGTCCCCCGCCGTCCCAAGGGTTTGTGCCTTCTCACTCAGAACAACTGGCCTTCCCATCAATGTCGGAACTGGTGAACCGCCAAGTCCACCCGCTGGGAAATACATCGGTGCGCCACCAGTGCCAACGCTCAAACTCATGGTGAATAACTGAGGCTGTACGTCTGGATGCATAATCCACACTGAGTTCGCGATGGATCGTGGCATCATTCGACTGTACATTTTAACAACATTTTCTACTGTTAAAGTTGTGGCCGCTTGTCCTGTTTCCTTCGCGACCGACACCAAAGCGTCCGCATTGAGGATACCGAGCGGCTGTCCTCCACCGATTCCATTTATGAACGCATCATCCTCAAAGTAAGAAATCGCTTCACTGAAAAGACCACCAATCAACGGCTCCAACGCGATCGCGCTATCCCGTAAAAGTTCGTTGCTGATTCGTGTACCACCGATTAACTTTTTGGATGTAAGCGTGACCTGAGCAAACGATGGTTCGCTCTGGGTAATGGTTCCACTCTCAGGAATCCAGTATCCACTTACACCACCGTAGACGGTGCTTGCATGGGTCGTGTCCCTGATGCTTGGAATTCGGAGGGTAAGACCAGCCATCGGAATGACTCTTGCCCTGGGTCGAATCACCGAGGCTTCAAGCGTGTTCCGCAAAAGTTCTGCCCTGAATTCTTCTGGGACTAAGAAGCCACCTTGATCGCCAATTCCTTCTCCCAAAACTTTTAGCCTAGCATCAAATGCCTTATGGGTAACGTGCGGGCTGATGGCTTTGGCAAAGTCGACAAAGTCGTCAAACTTACCAACATCAACCCCTGCTCCCTGTCCTGTTGCGGCGATCTGCCGACGCTCGTGAGCGGACAGGTTTAAGTCCTTATATATATCGTCGTCGGAATCGCCCATCGGAAGCCGTTTGACGGCCTTCTTCCATTCATCAAGATCGATTCCCTGCTCGCCCATCCATTTCTCGATGACTGCCTTTTGCTGAGTTTCTACTTGTTCATGTATCTCTGGGTCATTTTCCATAGCGGCCTTGACGTAGTTCTGCGTGAATTCTCGGAACGTCTCAGGGTCACTAAGAAGTTTTTCTCTAACCTTCTCATCCAGTAATGCTTCTTCTAATTGGTCTGGACTATTAACGTATGGCATTGCTTAACATCTCCTTTATAGCGTCTCGTGCGCCGTTTCTGTATCCCTTGCCAAGTTCACCAACTGGCGGTTGTTCAACCACTGTCGGCTCCTCAGTTTTGGTTACCGTGATTAAGTATTCCAGCGTCACCAATCGGGCTTCAATCCCGGTGGTGGCCTGGAGTATCTCCGACAAGGTTTGAGCCAATTGCTCAATCGTAGCAACTGACTGAACTGGTTGTTCCAAGGTTTTGGTATCCGTTTCTTCCAACAATTCGTCAACAATGTCGTCAATCTCTGGATGGAGACCCTTTGACCGTTGCATCAATTGCAAAGCGTTCGGGTTGGCAGGAACAACAACCTGGGAGATTTCCAACAACCTCTGCCCAAGGAATTCAAAGTTCCCTGATGCATTCTTTGGCTTCATAGGCTTGGCCTTCTCCATGTCTGGAATGAACCCCACTGAGTAAGCCGCCTTGCCACGCATAGCTAAAGCGAAACCCCAGTCGGCTTCGGGGTTTCCCGCTCCCACGTAATACTTCGGCTTTCCGTAGGTTCTCTGGCCACGCACTTCAACATCTTCCCATTCACCGATCTGAGCAGATAAGCGGCGGTAATCATGGGAAGCTACCAGAACTGGATGCTTCATAAAGTCCTCGAAATCCCAATGAGATTGACGGATTACATCACCGTCACGATCAACTGATTCATCCGACACCACCACTTCAATCCGTCCAGCTTCCTCATCAAGAACCTTGTACTCGCTGGGTCGTACTAACTTGAACTTCATCACCATCGTGCTTGCTCCTCGTTTACCAAATAAACAAAGCCCGACTCAACAGGCTCGGTTCACCTGTAAAATGTCGGGCTTCAATGAGCCTCGCGAATTGTTCGGACTGATGCTCATGGCATTCTGCCGAGGAATCTAGTGGTCAATGATCGCACCATGCAACATCGTTGTCAATGGTCACAGATGCGGCTAATTTGTTCATAGCACGATGATACAACATCAAGCCGTAGATTAAATCCCTTTGTGATTATTTTGGTGGCTTAAATCGCCCGCTGAGAATCCCCAACTTGCTCCCAATCTTGCTCCACTCACCGACGGTGATTTTGCCATCAGCCAAAGCCTCTTTGACATACATGGCAACCGACATTCGTTTCTCAGCCGAATCCAACGACATTGTCATTGCCAAAGCTAGTTCCAGCAAAGCCCGCTTGTCCGCTGGTAGGAATCGCATCACTAACTTATACATCCCGCCTCCTTCGTTCTGTTAATCTCCACTTCCGTTGTTGCTTAGTTTCCCAGAGTGGAGCCGTCACCTTATATAACCACAACGCAATTGCTAGCCGAATGTTAAACCACATTCGCAACACCTTCCCCCAAATACCCCCGAATCACCCCCCAAATACGCCCGTAGGGACTTGACAGCATTGATTACTGAGTCGCTGGTTCTGCGATTGTGACCTCGACGTTGTCCTCTACTGTCAGGTTGGCCGCTGTGACGTTTGTTGCTATCGTGAACTCTTTCGTTGCGAAACCATCTCCGACCCCGATTTCGTTTAGCAAAATTTCCATGGTTCCAATATTCATTCTCGTCAGGACGCATGGGCCGCCCTTGGTATACAAATTGGAGAGCGTCAGTTTATCAACCTTGCCGTTCACATTTGACGTGGGTGCGCTAATCCAGATGCGGTCAAAGGTTCCACCCGAATGCGTCATGTCTGATGCCTGGTGATGGCCTCCACCTATTGCTCGCATCCTGGACGTGCCTGGAGAAGGAGCAATCGACTGTCCATCACTGGCATTGCCACGTACTATCAATGTGTGAATTTGTAAATCTGACAATTCTAATTTCTTACAGCGTGACTTCTCAAATATCAAATGCCCTACCTCAAGCCTAGTACTTGCCGATGCAGTCCCACCTACCTCAACAGCGTTCTGTACGCCTGACGGCAGGGCTGAACCAGTAAAGACTGTCCCAACGCTCACGTTCTCAATGGTTATGGCTCTCACTGGAGTTGAACCAAGATCAATTCTAAGAGTGTTGTATCCTTCTTCTTCAGGGTCTGTGACATAACTGATCGGAGCATCACCAGGAGCAAGGTATACGCCAGCATCGCCACGGCTGAACGACCGACCTTCCGTGATTTCATTTACAACGACACCACCACCAACCGCCGAACCTGCAAACAGCAAAGTCATCGCGAGCTGAGGACTCAGGCCAAAGGCGCGCAAGAGGCTGTATGGGCTTTTCAAAAGCATGAAAGCCGTTTTCCATTTTTGACTTTCGCTTTGGAGATATTCGACCTTGGCGAGAAACCAATTACGAAATCGCACGATGCCACGGTAGAACTTAACAGGGGAGCCAAACATCCCTGCGGAGGGTAATCTACGTCCAAGCCATCGAAGGCCGTGCAATGGCTGTCTCAGCCCCCATAGCAAGGGTTTGCGTAACAGTGCTACACCGAGGGTAATAAGACCCAAAGAAACTCCCAACCCGATCTCTCCTGTATCGGCTATCGGCTCCACAATTTCCCTGATGGCGGCTCCTCCCAGATTCGCCAATTGAAAGACCCACATACCAAACAATGTCGCCGCCATACCGAGCAACCCACCGATGACTGCAATGACACCAATGAATAGGCTTAATGCTTTGATACCAGTCCAAGCATTATGCCGATTGAAGATTCTCCGCACCCGCTTCATCACGCCTCCTATTCGTTCTCCAGAATCTTATACGCTACCCCAGCGAGGAACCCAAACACCGATCCGATTACAGCGGTGACGATCTCGACGGCTTCCATTCGCATCCCAACATAAATACCAAATAATCCGAAGAGCGTTCCACAGAGAATCGACGCAAGGATTTGAGGTCGAATTTTCCCAATCATTATTTACGCCTCCTGTGTGACAGTATTCTTTGTCACATTCTGCGATGTCACTGTCACAAGTTCACTGCATCGGGCGCACTTAATCTCTGCGCCCTCGTTCAGATACTTGCCGAGCATTCGGTTACACTTGGGACACTTGGTTTCGACTGGTGTTTCAATTGTTGTTTCGTGTAATTCCTTGGTGCGGTAACGGATCGTGCATCGGCAATTGATATGGGCTGGGACGCTATTGTATTTCGAGTCGTTTTGGAAGTCCTCATTAATTCCAATCCACTTGCGGCTTTCGTTTACTAAGCAAACATACCCCTCGTCGCCTAGTATACAATTCCCTGCCACTTCACTTGCGCCTTGGCTGAACCAATGTTTCTGATTCTTGCCCTGTACACCAGCGGCATCTCTGGCTCCAAAACCATGAGCGGTAGCAGTTTCGGTTCTGGCAATAGTTTCTGCCCGTACTCGGCTGAACATATGATCTTCTCGTAACGTTTTCTGTAATTGTGTAAGACTTTGCCCCTCTTCAATGGTTGTAGCTACCAGTTCCCCAACTCGCTTTCTGGTGGCCAGTTCAGCGTTCTTTAATAGTTCACCAGAGTGTTCCCTTGCCCATGTTCTTGCCCGATCAACCGCCCCACTTGGATCAAACCCTGGGAACTCGTTATATGCTGATGCTAACCATGCGTGTTCGATCTCAGTGGCTACATCTGCGCCGTACTTTTCTGGCCAATTCAAAGGCAGACCGCCCGCATCACTTGGTTCCAACTTTGTAATTGCTACACCGTAGTAAGACTTAAAGAACTGCTCAAAGTATTCCCCGATTAAAATGGCTTCAGCCCTCAATCGCCGAGTCCACGCCCGCTCCATTGACCGTTCTTCTTTGCTAACAGGATCGGGTAACAGTTCGGTTGGGTCGGTTTCTTTGTCTGTGTGTATATAGGCATCATTGATGTACGTTGAGCCAGATTGGTTTTGGCTAGGAGAGAGTGCATTATTTCGCGCGGTCGGGCTGACTGAAAGTGCGAACGGCGGCGCGGTCTGAGGCTGTACAAACTCGTCACCGTCTGGGGTTTCGCTTTCACCTAGTCGATGCCTTGCTTCATTGCGTGTCAGGATACCGCCTTCGTATCCCCTGATCGCTTCCTCCAGATGGAGTTCCCTGTTCGATGGGACTGGGTCGTCAAAGTCGAATGCAAGGTTCATTCCCAAATTCCCAAAGATCGGCAACAACCGTTCGTTTAGTGCCGCCCGTATGCGGCGTAATCGTGGGACGAGAATCCACTGTGCGAACTGTAAGTGAGCGGCTTCAGCGTTGGCCCTGTTCACGTCGTCAGACGCTCCGAGAATGTGCTTGTGTAGCCCAAACGCTCCAAGGATCGTATCTCGATTCAGTCGACGTAATTGCTCAAATTGCATATCCCGCTGAGTGAATTTTCTATCAACCCATTTACCCCGCTCAATGATGGCTACTCGGTGGGCATTAGCTACTCCCGTATGTTGTTGCTTCCATCGGCTAGCGAACCGCTCAAAGGATTCGTCGTCAAGTTCCTCGTCCAGTTCAATGTTCCCACCAGGCTCCGCTGAGTTAGCAAAGAAGTTGCGGTTCCACTGGGTCGCCATTCGCTCGCTTTCGATGTCTATAAGGATTGACTGCACCACGCCCATTCCACGATATGGGTCGGTCGGGCTTGGCCGCCTGATAAAGATAACATCGTCCCGCTCCAGTGGTATTCGTTCGCTCCCGATCTGATATATATAACCAGCAATGTATTCGTCCCTGGAAGGGATCGGGCGCATCCTGTCTGGACGTACTGGCCAGATTTCCACAGGGACTCCAAAACTATTCCGCAGTAACACCCACCACGCTTCGCCGCAGAGTTCAAAGTGTTGCATAAACGTTTCGATGAAATCGTCATTGGTATAGTACGGATTGACGCTGTTCCACAAGTCTTTCGCTGGATGATTGAAGAGTTCTGTGCGGTTGCCGTCTGGTGCGACCTGGTACAAGTGCCAGTCGATGCTTGCCGTTGATGTTGCGATTCGGTCGATCACTGAAAACAGCCACGCCGTTCCTCCCATAGCGGCAAGGTTCTGTGTCTTGTTCATCCCGCCACCAGCCCCAGCATAACCAAACGACTGCATTGCTCCAGCGGGCATCACTGGCATTCGTTCTTGGTTTGGTGCTTTGGTCAGCCCAGTCAATCCGTTCAGTGCGTTCTGCAAGATCGTCATTCGTCACTTCCTTTTGGTTTGATAATCCCCTGGGCAACCAAGATCAGCAATACCCCTCCACCAATCCACGCAACAGGCGCGTACACCTGCCATAAACCCCAGCCAAGCATCCCAATACCACCAGCCTCCACAATCGTCGTTAATGCGATTTTCGCTTTAATCATCTCTTCCTTATGTGTGTCATGTGCAAGGACGGGTATTTTAGCGTCATTAGCGTCATTAGCGTCATTAG